TGCCGTACCGCCTGCGCCTCGGACGCCCGCAGGGCCATCGCCGCCGCCGAGGTATAGCGGATTTGCAGCTTGGCATCAGACGGCGTGCCCTCGGGCACCGGATCGATCTGGCCCGCCCGGAACAGCATCTGATAGCGCCGCTCGAACTTGCGCGCGGCATATTCCTCCATGACGCGGTCCGCATGGGGCGCCCAGTTGCGCAAACGCGCCTCTTCCAGCACCCGGTTTTCCGCATCACTGAGGCCCGTGCGGCCCTGCAACGACATCACCGAATAATAAAACGCCTCCTTGATCTCCTCGACCTTGGAGCGCTTCTCCTCAATGGTCAGACCGATGCTGCGCGGCGGATCCTGCTGCTGCACAAGGCGCTGGCCCTGAACGCCGACAGCGCCGTAGATCGACCCGCCCGGCCGCCATACACCATTGAGCGGCACAACATTACGATCGGGCAGAAGGCGCACCGGATCGGCGGCAAACTGCGCCGCACGGATCGTCGCATCTTCCATCCGCTGGTTGATGCGCGCCGCCGGAAGCGCCGAAAAGCCCGGACCGGTGCCATAGGTGTAGCCACTATCCACATCCCAGCGCGGATAGTAGAACGGCATTTCATCATAGCCCTTCTGCCGCAACAGGCATCGGTCATCCTCACACACATGCAGCGACAGCCACGCCTTGCCGCGCAGGCCAAGATTGCCGCGCACAAAGCCGTCATTGGGCAAAACGTGCTGGAAAAACGTGAACTTGTGACCGTCGCCCAGGTCTGCCGCCTTGCGCACCACTTCGGGCAGCGCCTCCTCGCCGAACTCGCGCACGGCTTGCCGCCCGGTCAGGCGGAACTTGCGCACAACCTCGTTGACCCGGCCATGAAAGTCGATAGCGACAGCCACTTCGTTCAGGTTCAGCGTCACATCAACGAACCGCCGCTGCGCACTGTCCAGCATGTCATAGCCCGCAGCATTGCCGAACGCCGACAGATCCGCATAGGCCTGATAGCTGGCCGGGTAGAAACTGCTCATCGACGGGCTGAAGCTGCGATGCACCTTGGCCGTCTGGCGATCCAGCCACTCGGCAAATGGGGGCCAGCGGTTCAGATCGTCGTCTGATGTGGTGAGCCCGCCCCAGCGCGTGGCCGGGTTGGTAATGCCGGAATAGATCCCGGCGGCGAAATTGCCATGGGCCAGAATGGGCGCGCTGCTCAACGGCTTTTCCACATCCGCACTGGTATGATCGTCCAGTCCCATCCCGCGCCGCTGGGGCCGGATCAGGTTGGAGATATCGCGCCAATCGGCCTCGAACGGGATCCGCTCGCGGCGCAGCTCGTCCCAGCGCTGGATAGCTTCTGCCGCCGCCGGATGGTTTTGTGAAATGCTTACGTGTTTCATGCCACAGCCCCCAGCTGGGGTGTGGACGGAATGCCGCGCGCACTGGTCAACACGTTGGCCGCAGCACCTGCCCGGCGGCGCCGCAACCGGGCCTCCATATCGGCCTGCCGCGAGCTCTCGGCATTGCCCGGCGAGGCGATGATTGGCGCGGCAGCGGTTGGCACCTTGGGTCGGGAAAACAAACTACACATGATCAGGATCCTTCTAGGGGTGGGGTTATCCAGGCGAATTGTCGAAAAATGGCGGTCCCGTCCGGCCCGAAACCGGGCATGTCGGTCTCGGGGGCAAAGCCGCAATGGGTCAGGAAGCGGGCGGCGCTGGGATGACCCGCCCAGCACCGCGCCTCGATGCGGTAGATGCCCCACTCGGCGCAATACTCCGGCAGGCCTGCCCGGATCATCAGCGCGGCAGTGGCCAGCGCCCGCCAATGAGCCGCATGATCACGGGCCAGAAGGGCCGCCTGCGCGACCCCCGCCTGTCCGGTATTGCTCAGGGCCAGCACGGCAAAGGGCTTGCCCCCCCTGCGATCATCCTTCAGCACCAACGACAGCACCGCTTGGGCCTGCATCCCGCGCCAATCCGCAAACAGGGTCAGATGATCGGCATGGACACCGCGCACCAGATGCGCCTCGATCAGATCGCTTGGATCAAGACGCGACAGCACAGCCATGGCGCCAAGATTGTCAAAGGGGGCAAGCGTGATCATGGATCAGCGCGCCCGCTGCGCGGTGCGCCGGGCCGCATTGGCCCAGTTGATCAGCGCATCAGCCTCATTGCCACGCGCCCCCGCCTCGATGCCCGCAATTTTGGCATAGGTGCGGTCCTCGCTGGTGTGGCGGAATGTCAGCCCTTCCTCAAGTTTCAGCTGGTCCGCAAGGTCGGTCAGGCTGCCGCGCGGCCAATGGGATATGCGCGCCGCCAGCTCCGCCTTGCGCGCGGCAGTGAGGGTGCGCTTTTTCGCGCGGGCCTTTTTCGCCTTGGCCGGTTTCTGCGCGGGCGTCTTCGCGGCGGTGGCCGGCGCTTTGCCCGCATCGCTGGGCGTTTCTGATGGGATCGTCATGGGTTTGGTCCTTTCGGGTTCAATCTGTGATCGCTTGGTGTTTTTGGCCGAATATTCCGGCTAACTTGGAGTTGCTCCGCAAGCGCAAGCGGGACGATCTAGTCGTTCACGGCGAGGAGATCGCGCTTCATCGCGTAGCCTTCCAACTGCCAGATCTTGTCGACAGCTTTGCGGCGGGAGATTTGCTTTGCGATCAGCGCGTCATAGTTTGCCGGATCGATGACGTTGGTTTCGCCGGTCACCATTGCGCCGTGGCTCAGCGTCAGCACGCAGATCGTCAGCGTGGCATGGGTCAGGTAATCTTCCTTCTCGATCAAGCCTTCAATCTTCTCGATAGTCAGTTTATTTTCCATTTTCTTCAGTCTCCATAAGGGTTCAGGGGGTCGTGTCGTGTCTCAAGTCCGCCGCGATGCACGGGCATCCGGGGGCCGCCATTGTGGCCCATGGCACCGCGCGCGGGCCCATCATTTCGGCCTTGCCGCTTGTCATCCATGCGCGCCGCATAAGGGCTCACACCATCGCCGCGATGCTGGCTCAGCATCAGGTATTGCAACGCGTCCATCACGTTGGCCTCGGTGAATTTCTTGTTCGGCACCTTGCGCTTGTCGCCATTGGCATTGATCTCATCAGTCCAGACATATCGCGCCTGAAATCCACGCTTCAGGAACGGGCAGGCATCCCCATCAATGATCAGACCGGGCTCCCCGGCTTCCAGAGGTGCCTCCAGCCCGGCGCGCACGGCCTCCAGACGCGGCTGGATGCGGTTTGTGCCGATCACCTGCGGGCGGATCGTGAAGCCCGCCGCCCGGCTCACCATGAGGTTCCATGTGGCGTTTTCATCCGCCGCTTGGCTCGCACCATGCTCGCCTGCCATGTCGCCCCAGCCCGCCTCGATCCGCGCCCCTGGAAACCGCTCCTCGATCCGATCGGCCAAACGCTGGCCAAAGGTGTGCGCAAACAGCCGCTCCTCTGGAAAGTGCAGCTCAGCGAGGATGCGCCAACGATAGAACCCGACCAGTTGGGCTATCACCGCCGCCCCCTTGAAGCCCTGATCGAGCCCGATCAGCAGCGGCATCTGCGGATTATAGGCCAGAGGGCCGTCCGAGATATGGATGCGCGGATTGAACTCCCGCCTGAACACAGGCTCGCCGACCCGCATGAAAGTGACTTTGTTGCGCACCATCCGCTCGACCATGTCGCCGCGCCCGGACAGCTGCATCAGCGCGATCTGGCGCGGGTAGTAATCCGCGCTGAGGTTTTGCAGGTTCTCGCAGCCGGGCGATCCATAGCCCGGCTGATTGCTGAAGCTGATGCGGATCCGGCGCGCGCCTTCTGCCCCCTCGGACATCAGCAGATCGGCCATGCGCGTCCGCTCGTCCTCGTTATGGAACACCTTGAAAGTCCAGTTGTCCTCGTCCGGCGCGTTCATATCGCCGACCACCTGGCCATAGCTCTGCAATTGGCGCGGCAGGCCCGCAAAATGTGACCGTCCGGGCCAGCGATCGATCCGGCCAATACCCACCGTCATGATATCGACAGGCATGGTATCGCCCTCGTTCAGCACGATGTCCGTGGTTTGCACCCCCCGCATTGATGCGATGATATCGTCGCCAAAGGCCATGAACTCGGCCACAAACTCGATGGGGCCAAAATCATCCTCGAAATGGATCACATGGGTCACGGGATCCCCGCGCCCGCCGGACCATTTGCCCAGGGCCTTTGGGAAAGTCTCCAGATAGCTGAGGATCGTGGTGGACCACAGCTGGCGATAGGTCTCACGGATGAACAGAACCTTATAGCGCCGCACCCCATCTATGGTGCTACGCGGCATTTCCTGCGCCCGGCGCAGGCGGGACTTCATCACCGTGGTTGTTTTGCCGCTCCCCACCGGCCCTTGGATAAAGTGCACGTCATCGTCCGAGAGATAGAACGCCTCGGCGATCGGCCCCGGAAACACAAAGGCGCGCGCGGCTTCAAGAGGGTTGCCCTCGGCAAATTCGCCCTCTAAGCTGTCTACAGCCTCTCTTGCGCTCAGCCCCTCCAGCTCAGCCACATCGCGCGCCACATCCCCCGACCCGTGCGCACCAGCCCCCACAAAATCCCCCTGACCCCGATTGTCACTTCCAAATTTCGCGCTCATTTTGAAACCTCGCAGAGGCCAGAAATCATGAACGGGGTCGGACAGAGGGACATAAGACAACGCGGCGCGACCCCCCCCGGGGGGGTCGAGGCGGCTTTCAATGCGTCGGTTTGGATCTGCGCGGCAGGCGCGGCAGCGCCGTTCAGAGCGGGACCCGACTGATTTTCGATCAGTAGGCGCAGGCTTATTTTATATATTACTTTCAATCGCTTGCGCCTCCCGTCCGAATTTCATCGTCCGAACCATCCTCATCACCATCCGTAACCCTTTGTTTTTGCTCCATTTCCCAACGAACATCAGCAGGCATACGTTTGGACGCAGATCGCGGCGTGATATCGCGCGCATCGCTGCTCGCACTCGCCGCCTGAGGCATCACGATCTGCACCGCCTGCTGCACCGTCACGTCCGGGCTGGCCTTCGGGGTGCCGTAGGGCAGCAGCGCCGCCGCAGCCCGCTCCATGATCGCAAGCAGGCCCATCATCAGCGCCACCTTCTGCTCGGGCGCAGCCTCGCGCGGGCTGCCGTCCTTGTCCTTGGCCTCTGCGAAAGCCCATGCGAGGACCGCCTCGGTCCGCTCCATTGCCTGAATAATCGCCGGATCGGAGGAGCTGAGCCCGGCCATCTGCGCAATCTGATCCTCGGGCATCCGGTAGCCCTGCCGCGCCAGCCACCGGCGCAACTCGCTCGATCCCTTGTTAATCGCGCCCTTCGGACGCCCGACACCCTTGGCAGCATCCGCCACCGGCACGCCCGCCTCATCCGGCAGGAGCTGGAGCTGCTGACCTGACGCACGCACGCGGTCCATCCGCTCCGCTGCCCTGCGCGCCAGATACTCATAGGAATTATTGACCTTAACCACGCAGAAAACCCCCTTTTTTATTGCTTTCCAATGACTTAGGCCAAATCAGTGGCCAGCCCACAACACCGCCCACAACGGTCAAAGGCCATATTTTGCGGGCGTTGTGGGCACCGTTGTGCCCTCTTTCCTTCTTTTTTCTTTTGGTTTCAAAGAGATAGAAAGAGGGCACAACGGCACAACGGCACAACGGCACATATCCCTCGCATGCGCATGCGTGCGTGCGATCATATGAGGGGGGGTGTTTTAACCGTTGTGGCGTTGTGACCCTTTGCCAACCCATTGAAAAGGTTTGCAAACCCCCACAACAAGGGGGCACAACAGGGGGGTTCAAACCGTTGTGGGCAAGGCCTAAACCGTTGTGCCCCTGACCCAAAACCGCAGCAAACCGCCACGCGAAATTAATGGCACAAACAAGGGTGCGGGGAAAGGGGCGCGGCACCGTAGGGTCGATATAATCTAGGGTACCCGCACGCATTACGCAAAATCCTCCAAATCATCGGCGGCTGAATGGCGCACAGCGCGGGCGTCCTGATCCATCGGCATGGACATCAGGCCAGGAATGGACTTCAGGGGCATCAGCGTCCCGCGACTGCGTGTTCCGGCCAGTGTCAGCGGGTTGGGGGGCGTGGTGGCACCTGGCACGCGGCGCGCGGATTGCTTCCACACGCCATTGGCCCAGTCCGAGTTGCGAAACACATCCTTAAGGGCTTGCAGCTGCATGTTTGCCAGGAACAGATGATCGGCGCCCTGCTCGTCCCGCGAAACGCGCAGGCCCAGCCCAGCCAGCATGGCATTGGCCGCTTTCATCCGCCCGGTACGCGCATCATAGCCCATATCAGTGTCACCCAGACTGCCTAGCAAGGCCGCAGGCGCGCCGGGCAGACCTGCGGCGGCCATCACCCACTGTGCTATCGTCCACTGCTGGCCACGCCTGAATGGATCGAACATCTGGGTCATTAGATGTACCAGCATTGCCTCTGCGTCGTTCGAGGCGTCCTCGCGATCGGCACACACCTGAAACAACACCTTGCGCGCCCAGTTGGCCATGGTGTCAGGGCTGGCGATCTCATCGCTCATTGCCATATCAGCCATCGCCAGAACCGTGCCCCAGTTGTCTGCATTCCGGCCCGTGACGCTGGCCAATTCCAGCGCATGACGCCACGCCGCCAGTCGGTCGTGCCATGTAGGCCAGCGGCGGATCAACAGCGCCTTCAGGCGCGCACCCCGCGCCCGCCATGTGCGCGGGTCCAGCGACAGCTTGGGCGCGCTGTCCTTCAGCGGGTTCAGGTCCAGCCGGACCAGCCGCTGAACATCTTGCGTTTTCATGACGCCAGGGATCAGGATCGATGAGAAAAGGAAAGCGCTGTACACCTTGCCACCCACGCCGGTCTGATCGGACGATCCGCGAAACCACTGACCACCGCTGGCCGCCACGCGCGCGAGATTGATGATGTCTCGTTCTTTGCTTGATCGCTCGTCGCCCGGCTCCAGCTCATCGATGGCGACGGGCAGGCTGGATTGGCCCAGCTGGCTGGTGATCCCACTTTTGGTGGCATCAGTCGATTGTATTAGACCATCATCGCCATGCAGCATTTTCATCAGGCGCTGCAACTCGGATTTGCCGCTGGCGGCAGGGGCCGACATCCAGAACACCGGCCGCCAATCCAGCGCCCCGCCCAACATCTGCACCCCGATCATGCCCAGGGCGATCTGTGGGTGCAGATCCGCCTGCGCCCAGCTCCACGTCTCGAGCGTTTCCATTAGCGGCGGCACCGGGTCGGGGGCGGTTACTGAATGATCAGGATGGGGCACGGGCGGCGCGGCAGGATAGATGCGGCCAGCCAAACGTCCAGGACTGTGCAGCGCGCCTTGGTACAGGATGTGATCGCCCATGTGATAGACCAGATGACCGTCGTCATCGGTCCACGCGCCAACACCGCGCACGGAATTGTCGGGGTTGAAAACGCCGCAATGGCTGGCAGCCATGTGCATTGAGACACCCGCCAGCTGGTGATTGAAGTGCAGCGGCTTGCGCTGCTGTATCTTCTCATCCGATCCCGGCACAGAAACCGATTGCCATTGTGGAAAATGGTGGCAAATGCTGGGGATAAACCGCCCGAACAGCGCCTTGATGGTCTCGGCGTTCAGGTTGTCAACCTTGCGCAACTGACCCTGTGCATCCAGAAAATATGTAAACTTGTCGCGCACGCCCAGCGGTATGACCGGGCATCCGTCATATATCTCGGGCGGGCTGTCATCAGGATCTGGCGGCACGCCACCCTGGTCCGCTGGATCGCTGCACCAGCCATTCGGTGGACCACGCAGACCGGGATCGCCTGACGCATCCGGGGCCTCGGGCGCATTGGCCAGCGCATCGCGCAGCTCGACGGCGGTGGGGGCTGTGGTGGTCATGCGACGGATCCGCAAATATTTCTCATGTCAGTCTCCCTGCATTTTTCAGCGCAAGCGCCTCGGCGTCGTCGGCCATCGTCAGCAAGTCGGCCGCAATTGCGCGCGCCACCTCAGGAGATATCGCGGATCGCGCAACAACATCGCCGTCCTGATCTTTGAACAACAGGCAAACGGACTGGCCCGCACGCTTACCCTTGCGCCGCGCCACAGCCACGAAACAGGCCGTAATCATGTCACTCATCCGCAAATATCCCCCTGCTCGCGCTGCAAGCTGCGCAGCGCGTCATTCAAATCCTTCCCGCCCCAGCGGTTCTGAAACAGCCGCACAGTGCGCCCGGCCTTGCGGTGCGCGTCAACCGCGCGGCTCAGCTGGGCGCGGGCAGTTTCGTTCTCATCCATATCCGCCACCAGGGTGACACCGGACACATTCTTGGGCAGGCGCACCGCGCCCAGATTGGACAGGCTGATTGCGGCCACCACACGTGCGGCGGGCAAAAGCATAACCACGCTCAGCGCATCCTCGACACCCTCTGCGATCAGAACGTGACTGCCGGGCGGGCACTGGGGCAGACTCGCGGGTTTGCCACCACGCGGGCCAATGCCGCGCCAGAGGTTAATCGCCGCGCCCGCATACTGGCCCAAAACCTTTTTGGGCGCGCGGACCGGGGCTTTGCCCCACCGGCCATCCGCACCGATCGCCAGATAGGTGCGGTGCACCGCACAGGGCCGCCCCTTCCAATCACAGATCAGGGCGGCCATCGCGGGCAACCGCGCCTCGGTCACCTCGCCTGTCTCCGCGCACTCGTCATAATAAATACACTCGGGCAGATAGCGCAGCGCGCCGGGCTGACGGCCAAGCGTGGCCAGATCGATACCGCGCGTGTCGCGCAAATAACTTTCCACCGGCGATCCGCGCAGCTGCGCCTTGCCCGACAGCCACATGGCATGCGCGCCCTTGGCCCGGCGCTCGGCCTTGCCGCGCTCATCCTGCTCGGCCTTGGCGCGGGCGGCCTTGGCGCGCGAGGCGGCAGCAGCATTGCGGGCGGCATCGGCAGGGTTCTGGGTGCTGAGACCCAGAAACGTGCGCGCCTCGCGCAAGGCGCCGGAATTGTCAGTCTGAACAGCCAGCTTGATCAGGTCCAGAATATCGCCGCCGGACTGCATCGCAAAATCATGCCAATAACCGCGGCGCGCGCCGCTCATATTGATCACAAACGATCCCACCGTGCGATCCGCTCGGCCGGGGTTCAGGGTATAATATTTGCCAAACTTCTCAAAGCTGCCATCAGCGGGCGGGGCATAGCGCGCAACAACGCTCTCCAGCTGATCGATCAGCATGTTTTTGATGTCATCAATCGTAAAGGTCTGCCGCGTCATTTCAGCACCGACGCGGGCACGGCCTCCGCGCGGTAGCGCAAAACCCGCATCAGCCGCTCCAGATGCTTCATATCCGCTGGTTTGGTATTGACGCTGCGAAAGCGGTTCAGCACGTCGCTGTAAGGAGCCTTGAAGGCCGCAGCCGCCTCAGCAAGCTTCACACCGCGCCCCATTTCTCGCACAAGCGTCAGATCCAGTGCAGCGCTCCAGCGCCCGGCATATCCAAGCGCGTTAAGGTGCGCGTCGATCTTGCGCTCTTCCAGACTGAAAGCAGGGCTGGCGCGATTGCCTTCAGGCGCAGGCCCGCCCGCACAGTTCTGCGGCATAGGCGCCGTATCCGGCAGGACATTGCCGGGCGCAAGCGCCGCGCGCGCTTGCCGCTCGGCCTCGATTTGGGTCCGGATGTGATATATCTTGGTCGCAGTGCTTTGTTTTGTGCGCCCCAGAAGCGCGGCAATCTCCGCTTGCCCGCATCCATCAGCCGCCAGATC